TCAGCGGTTGATTCCCGAACACCGGTGGCTGATATATAGGCAAAGTCTAAGTTGCAGCTACCGCCATCGCGTGGGTCTTTGGCCTTCTCGGCCTGCGCGGAGTTTCTTGCTTTGGCCATTGCTGCTGGAAGTTTTTCCCAGTCGATCATTGGTACTCCAACCCGAGACTACCGTTTTCAGCCGCCCGTTCGCAAGCTTTATCCAGCATATCAGTAACCAAAGTTGATCCAATCTCACTCTCGTCGTCCAATTCTTGGACTACGTCTTTGGCAAATTGAAGCGAATCGGAGACCTGAGAAAGTCTTTCGAAATCGCTGGATTCGTCGCTCCACGGATTGTTATCTTCGCTTTGGTTGAAAGCCTCGGCAAGAGTGTCGATCCCGATTCGGATCACCAACTCCTCGCCTTCTATCTTGCAGCTTAAAGGCTGGTCTTTCATGCGGTTACCAACTCTCCGACGTTCTCCCAGACAACGCCATCAACTTCCGTGTGGCTGCTAACCTCTTTGCTCCAAGGAATTTGTTGGAAAGCGATACGATCCTTTAACCAGTTAAGTACAATTTCCAATTCTTGTACAGAAGCGTCCCCTTTGATTCGGTTAGCTCGGAAAGACATCACGACAATGTTGCCCGGGACATATCCCAATTCCGGAATAACCCTATCGAGACTGGGAGAGGCATCGTGGTACTTCTTTGTGCCCGGCTCCAGTTTGATCCCGAGGATCGGACAAAACTCTGGTATTTCGAAATCTTCGTCAGTTATCGAGAAAGGTACCCCGGACTTGTTTGCACGAACCTTCGCGCACTGGACCATGAATTTCTTTGGGTTCCGGCTCTTGAAACTGTTGCACTGTTTGTTGTAGCACTTTTGACAGACTGAGGCGAAGTTGCCGTGCCTGTTTTTACGGTAACTAAGTTCGCCGCAGTGCTTACAAATTTTCTTTGATTCTTTGCCGCGATGCTTTCTGCACCCGCAGCTTTTTCTATTGCCGCTTTTAACCTTGCTGGCCGGAAGGTCGATTTCTGTTCCACAGACACATTCCCAAGTCCAAACGCTGGTATATCCGTTACGACCGCCAATGAACTTCTTGGCAGTTAAATCGTTGAAAACTAACCCTATTAAATCTTCCATATTTTCCTCATCTGACCATGAGTGAGTTGGGACGACGGGTCAGCGCCGTCCCTTCTCGTTCATTTCGATTTATTACTACAGCCATTATATCACAGTTTTGTGACCTATGGAGAGAAAAATCGAAATTATTTTCGCCCGATTAGCTGGACGAAGTTTCGCTCTGCAACCGGCGAAGAGTCATGGTGCTGCCGGGACGAAGCGTGTTTGTGTACCTGCTTGTTTGTTACTGTCCGTTTTTCGGACAGGGTTGGTCATTTCTGCCAACCTCTTGCAGTTTCTATTCCTGCAAGAACGGACTATCGCATACCCTTTCGGGTCCCTCTCGCTTAGTCTCTCACGGTGCCTTGCGGCTTCCGCCTTGTTGCCGTTTCAGGGTTCAAGTCAATCAGAGAAGGTTTAGACAACGCCATCAGGAACAACGTTGTAGCTTACCCCTTATGCTACATAAGGTTAGAAGGTGGCCGGGTAATTATGCTGCTTTTTGATAACCACCAATTTGTCTTGCCGGGTCGCTTACGCTTCCCTGCTCAGGAGCACTCTGAATGAAAAGTTTGTAATTTTTGGAGCCATCTTCCGGATTTTTTCCGAGAAACACGGAAAATATCGCGTCGTCCCCAAAAATATATGTATTATAATAAGTGTTTCCACTTATCGTGACCGTCGGCGCAGTGCTGGTCTGCTTGAACGTGACACCCGCGAACTTGATAACATCATCATTCTTCGGGAGTTCGTACAGCATCTTCGCCATCTCAGGGTCGCGCTTCACAATGTCCGTGAGGCCATTGAAAGACGTGTCGTTGAGAACGTCGCGAACCACGTTCGGGTGGATTACGCCACCGTAGCTGTTGTTCACGAGCGGGCGAGCGTTGACCGACACAAGCGACTGAACTGCGGAGCGAAGGTTGTTCGCCGTCAGATACGAGCCGTTTGCCAACTGGATGTTAACCAGCGAGTCCACTGCCACAGCCGAGTCCGCAGTGATCTGGACAAGGGAGTTCAGCGTCAGGGCAAGCCGGTAGTTGAGTTCGTTGGCCAGATTCTGGAGCAGACCCGGGTCATCGATTGCCACGTCCAACGCGAGGTCAGACGAGTTGATGAAGTCCGCGTACTGTCCGATGGTGGCCACGATCTTGGTGCTTGATTCCGAGATCGGCGAGCCAACCGTACCTTCCGCAGCTTGGTTCAGGTTTGCAGCCAAGAGTGCGTAGGTATAGAACTGAATCTGGTTACCTTGCCGCAACGGCAGCGGACGCTGCTTCGTCATGGAAAGGAAGGGGGTTTGCGCCTTCAGGTTAGGAACTGCCTCGCGCTCATAGTGGATAGCCACGAGGTTCGGCAGAGCGCCTGAAGTAACGATTGATGCGGGTGAATAACTCATTTTTGAGATATTCCTTTTGTTGGTTAATTAAGAGCGCCGGGCCGCGACTCTCACTCTGCGGACCTGACCAAGTAATGTCTTGATCTGCTCGTCAGAGAGATTATCTAAGTCCTCGTCTGTGGGCGCACTGGGGGTTGCCGGTGGCGGTGCTGCTGAAGCATCGCTACGCTGGATTCCTAGTGCCGCTCGCGGGCGCGTCTCCGTCTTCACAATCCGTGGGGTAGGAGTCGCTGGTGCAGGTTGTTCCGGTTCAGGAACGTTTACCTGCGGGGTTTGTTTCGGAAGTCTAGGCTTGACCAACATTCCATCAGCGGTCAGGTCTTCGAAAGCTTCCTCAAGATTTTCGACAGTGTAGTTTCCGGTCTGCCAGAGTTCGGTGAATATTTCACCGGCGTTCTGTTCCGTAGCATTCTTGCCGAGTTTAAACTTTGCAAGCCACTTGATAAGTGACTGGAAATTCTGGTTGTTTGAATCCGGGTAGTATTCCGGAGTCCGTGCTAGGAACTCGCGGCTGATAGACTCGGTCTCCAAATTCATGTTCGCCTGATCTCCGCGCTGGGCCTTAACGACCAAGTCTTCGAGAGATACATTCGTGCGCTTCTTGACCAGCAGATCGAGTGCGGCGGCGGGGTCGGACTCCCACAATGCCTTGACCTCAAATATTTCGTCAGCGGTCAACTGGCGGGTCACCGGGGTCGATTCCGGCTGTCTTTGCACTTGAGGAGCAGTGGCCGTGAGCTTCACCTTCTTGTTTAGCTCGCGAATCTTCCGGGTCGCATTCAGCTTTCCCGTAAGGGCGTTGACGAGAAGTTCGTCCTTTGTCTTGCCCCAAAATACTTCGGGGCTGGCTCCCGTACCCGGATCAAGTACGGCCTTCCACTGACCCTTTTCCTTTGTTCTCAGGATGGTCGCACCGTCACCGATATCGATGATCTCGGGACCTTCTGGCTCGGGCTCTGCGACCGGTGAGGGCGACTCAACCGGTTCTTCGCTCGGGGCCGGTGGTTGGTTGCCGGTCAGGTCCGGGCTGAGTACGGCTGGTACTTCGTCGTCCAACAGGTTGGGGTCAACTTCATCACGGGTGGTCATACCGAAATCGACTGTTCCGGCAAATGGATCGAGGGTGCCATCGGCTTGGAGTAACCAAGGATCAATGGGATTTTTTGCTGACATTATCATTCTCCTATGACGCAATCCGCGTCTGCGGGTTTTGTTTTGGTCCATTATTCGGACGGTTTTAGTTTGTTGGGTTCTCAGCGGTCTTGCTTCTGCGTTCCTTGATCCCCGGCGTTTGCGCGGGCTACATAATTAATTCAAGATCATGTAGTTATAGGTACTCGTGTCTGTAGCTCCGCACAGCACGGTGAACCCTGTTGTGGCGGTCACCGTCTTCATTGCTGGAGACGTAGTGATTGTTCCACCCTGTGCATTCAAAGAGATAATAACGGTGGAAGTTGCTAGCATATTTGCGTTGGGGACGCTGATCGTCCCGCCTCCGGTACATATGAATGTACCTCGCCTTGGTGACGCTACTGAAAGAGTTGTTGCTGATACATTCCCGCTCCCATCAATCATCGATGAAGAAGAAGTACCGGCTGCGGTAGTTAAGGTACCTGATGCAGAACCAGCCGCTATCCACGACGAAGTATAAGGAGGAATACCTGTTCCGGGGGAAACATACCAAGCGGTTCCAGAAGTATCACCGTTAGTTTGTCCTATCAACCAATAGCCTCCAGACCCAATCGAATATATATAGGCATTTGCGGAGGCAGAATAATAGTTGTTGTATCCATTGAGTTGCCCGATGTAAGTGTAGGTTCCGGTGAGATCGGGGGAAAGTGTTCCAGTCACTATAATCGGAGTAACCCCTCCCCCAACCGTGAGCATGTCGTAGATATCTAAAGACCCTGTTATTATGCCTCCACTTATAGGAAGGAAAGGACCCCCTCCTCCGCCGTTGGGTACACAACCCGTCCCATCCGCAGCCACGACTTTGCCAGCGCAATTTCCGGGAATCTGGACCTGCGGAACGATTAACGTGGTGTATGGGTAGTTCGGAGTCTGCGCCGAAACTCCAACAGCAAGAACCAACGCAGCAAAAACATACTTGAGAATCTTCATTACAACCTCGAAATTGTGAACTCGGACACCGCTATCGTGTTGACTCCGCCGCTAGCGAACGTAAACTGGGGAATGAAACTCAGGTCCTGAATGTTGACGCTGGATACGCTGGCCGTGGCGGCGATAGACACCACGCTCCCGTTGATCCACTGCTCCGCCGACCCAAAGGACAAAATATTGGTGGCCGAACTCCAGATGAACCGAGCACGCATCCAGAAATTGATACGGGTCGAGGCCGTTATTCCGGCGGTCGAGGTTCCTGTCACGACGTTGGTGCATCCGGTGCCAAGAACGCCTGCCGTGTAGGTTCCAGCGTAAGGGCCGTCCTTCCAAGTAGACTGACTCACTTGAAACAGATTGACCAGTGCGCTGGTCGTGGTCGTTCCCGAAATGTTCGCCGTCAACTGGACTTCAAAAGGATGGCTGTCGTACGCCCCAGAGTCCCGGGGGACACCTATAAACAACCCAACAGGGTAAGTGGTAGTGGACAGTGGAAACAGTGGGGACGGGAACCCCGGATTGACGCTTGCGGCTGCGGGAGCGAGCAGGGGCGTAGCAGAAGACCCTACTATTGTCTGGGTAAAGTTGTAGAGCCCAATAGAGGAATCTTGTCTGCTCATGGTACCGATCCTAAATAAAAATTCTTGATTCCGCGTAGTCCATTATT